CGGGGACACTACGGTGGCCCCAACCCTGAACATAGATACAGTAATCGCTTGCATCTAATTCGGCGGACTTAGTAATGATTTGTCTGCCGTCATTTGCTTGAATATTTTACAATGGAATCTGAACTTATCTGAGCAGATTTAGTTTTGTCTATTGGTTAGATACGATCTTGAATTGTATTGACGCCTGTGTCTTCCCCCGCTCAATTCTCTTCTTATGAAGGGAATGCGGTGGTTGTTCAGGACATTTTTATGATATTATGTCCTCTACAACTCTCGCTGTTACTGCTGCTACCAAGCACCAGTCTACTAAAACAAATAACAGTCCCGAAGCTCCAGGGGCCAGCTCATGCTGCAATGGTCAGAATTGCGATAAATGCGTACGACGCAAAAAATTTAATCGCTCACAAAAATTGAAAAATCAAGTTGGTTTAATGTCTTTACCAAATGGACCCGCTATCTTGGCAACTCTTAGAACAGTAGCCGCGGTACGTGGGATCAATTTACCTAGACAAACGATTAATTTGGTAGAGGGTCTTGTTGCCCTATATTTTTCACTACGAGAGTGTCAATCACAAACTCAATTTTTGTCTACGGTAGTTTTATACCTCCGTGGTCAAACTAATGAGAGTGTGTTGTTATCACTTTCACAATATTTGGAATCAATGGTTGGATTACGACCCCAATCTGGTTCTGATGACCCCAAGTGGCTCGAAGAAATGCGAAATCTTCAACACAATTGGTCTCGTGCCATTAGTGGAGAAGGTTTTTCCCTTATTTCGAGAGTCATATCGTTGTGTCTTGCACTAGGAATGTGCAATGTATCACAATATCAATTCACCCTTGGAGGTATTCGTCTATTTTCTATCGATGCTTTCAAGAAACACTGCACTGCAGTTGATTTAGCAGACGCTTGTTTTGCCACTGTTACCTATTTCGTAGAAGGAGGTTATCAGTGTTTCCTGCAGGGCTCGGTGAAACCCTTACTCTTTGGAGGATTCAACATGGAAAATTTTGAGGACAATCATTCTAAATGTTATGAATGGTTCGAACTCACCCGTGCTGGGAACCTCCAAAGGATTGCCGGAGTTGGAGAAAATGATTTCGAAAAACTACTGTGTGACACAATTGAGACAGCTCGCGATTTAGTGCGTACGTCTCAGTCGCCTGTAGAGAAGAATATTCTCTCACGAAAGATGGAAGGTTTGTTATCTCTTCGTGCCAATTTTCGTCAAACTCGCGTTCAAGGTGGAATCAAGGTCGCTCCCTACTGTATTGGTTTATTTGGAGGAAGCGGCGTTGGTAAATCCTTTTTAACGCAGGTTTTAATGACGTTGACACTGAAGACTAACGGACACTCCGCCGACCCGGAGCGTATTGTTACCCTCAATGATAGTGACAAATTCATGTCAAATTATCGTTCATATGTGAATGGTATTATTATTGATGATCTTGGTAACACCAATGCGCAATACGTGGAAAAAGCACCCACCGCCAAAATCATAGAGATCGTTAATAACGTGCGATCTTATGCCAATATGGCGGAGGCTGACATGAAGGGCAAAGTCTCGATTGAACCCTATGTGACCATTATCACGAAAAATGTGAAAGATTCGTGTGCTAATCAATACTCGAATGAGCCCGCCTCGATCACTCGTCGTGAAAATATCACTGTCACTGTTTCAGTACGCAAGCAATTTGCGTCGAAGAATATGCTTGATAGTGAAAAAGTCGCGCGTGCCTTTCCACAAGGCCCACCACTAGTTCCTGATTTATGGACATTCAAAGTGGAACAGTCCTATCCTGTACCCAATAAGGTTAAAGGAAAGGCTGCCACTATTGGATGGGAAGTTATTCATTGGCGCGGAAGAGCCATGAAAGATGTATCCATTCATGATTTGTTAGAGTTTGTAACTCACGACTCAAGAATGCATTTCAAAAATCAAGAAAAATTGGTGGAAAATACCAATTCTCTGCATGACAAATTGACCGTTTGTCAGCATTGTACCATGCCCACAGTTGTGTGTCAATGTATTGAAGAAGATGATGATTCAACACTTGATGTGCAAGCAGGTATCTCTGATATTCTCAGTTGTTTAAATCCTGTTGCAATTGCCAATAGCATGGAAGCCACGAATGAGGCCATTACTCCCAAACCAGGATTTGTTTTCTGGAAGGAGGTTTGGGACCTCGTGGCATATGGTCGCAAGAGAGAGAAAAATCCCATCAAGAAATGTTGGAATTATTTCTTCTCTTACAACGAATGGTATGAACCAAGATGTTATCCACTCGAATTTCTTCGTGAACTCGAGATGGCCGCAACTACCAAAATCATGGAAGATTTGCGTAAGCTAGAAGACAATTTTTGGTGTACCTGGTTAGCATTTATACCACAATATATGCTCACCAATCGTTCCTGTGCTTACATTCTCGAGGTACTTACGTACTCGCGTTTGGAAGAACAACGGAAAGAGTATACCCGGCAGGTCTGGAGGTACTTCATACTTAAAATGCTTGCTTGTTTGTTGATGATTTTTTATATTCCAACAATAGGCAAACTTTATTTTTTGTATTCCGTATATGTACTATTACGAGATATTGCAGTCCGTGATGTATGTACGAAAGCAGCGCTATACAGAGAAATTGCTTCTCGGCGTGATGCTCTCCCACATGCATTACAAGGATATCGCGACAATCATTCGCAAGTAGTAATTAGTTCATGCGCAGCACTAGCTGGTATTTATTTACTAGCACAAGGCTGGAAAGCACTCCGGTGTATTCCAGTCACCCAGGGCAATTTGCAGCCCAAAACTGTCGAAGACATAAAAGAGCGTGATGCCGAGGTGAACCCTTGGAGTGGCGTTGTTGTGTCTCCGATGCCCGTTTCAGAAGCTTCTAAGACGTCAATTTTTAATGATGTCAAGGGAGCAGTGAGCAAAAATCTGTGTTACATCAGTATCGACAGAGAAGACAAGCGTTCATTTTGTAATGCTTTTTTCCCATGTTCGAACGTAGCACTAATTCCAGCACACATCTGGAACGACGATCAAACACTTAAGGCGAAATTCATTCGCCATGACCCCGAGTCGATAGGCGGTAATTTTAGCGCCTTGCTCAGTAGAGAAACTTCTGTGTTCATACCAGACACAGATTTATGCTTGACCTGGGTTCCTAGTGGGGGAGATTGGCCCAATCTCACAAAGTTTTTTCCTTTGGGCCAGATTAATTCATGTCCCGCAACATTGGTTTATAAAGATGAACTTGCCAATTTGCTAGAAATGAAGATGATCATGATTCCTGGAACAGTTCGTTCAGAAGCCGGGAATTACGAGGGTGCAAATTATTCCCTCAGCCAAACTACCTTTGAAGGTCTGTGCATGGCTGTCTGTATTACTGATAGTCGTGGACCTTGCATTGGTGGTTTCCACTTAGCTGGTGTAGATCACACCACGCGAGGAGCCAGTGGACTCCTCACTCAGCAACAATTGACTGACTCTTTGTCATCTCTCAAGAAGATAAGTAGTGTCTTATTGTCATCCAATAGCGGTACCATACGCAAGGAACAATATGGCGTGAAATACTTTATTGACACTGACGTACACAAAAAGAGTCCTATCAATTTTTTGCCACCCGGTAGTAACGTGAAGTTCTATGGCCAGGTTACTGGTCGTGCCACGTATTCGTCCGATGTTGTCCAAACTCCAATTTCACCAATAGTTGCAAAACACTGTGGTGTGGAGAATAAGTGGGGAAAACCCTCATTCAACAAAGGATATCCTTGGCAGGCATCACTCCAATATTCGGCCAATCCGTCTATTGGTCTACCGGGCCATCTCCTCAACAGAGCTAAAGAGGATTTTATACAAGGTATAATTGAACACCTTGATTCTATCCCTGGACTCAAAGAGGAGGTCCGTCCCCTCACACGCATGGAAGTTGTGTGTGGAAAAGACGGGGTGCGTTTTGTGGACAAAATGCCGCCCAACACATCAGTGGGGTATCCGTTAGGAGGTCCTAAAAGAGATCATTTGAATTATCTAGATCCTGAAGACCATCCTGATTTCGCTTGTCCAGCAGAACTGCATTCACAATTTTGGGACGAAGCTATGGCAATGGAAGAACTTTATTTGAAAGGCGAACGTGCCTATCCCATTTACAAAGCTTGTCTCAAAGACGAACCAACACCCCTCAACAAAACTAAAGTGAGAGTGTTTCAAGGAGCGCCAATAGCGTTTCAGTTACTGGTGCGACGTTACTTTTTGCCCATAATGCGTATACAATCGCTATTTCCATTAATTTCGGAATGTGCAGTTGGAATAAACGCACAGGGTCCTGAGTGGCAAGCACTATGTGATCACATCACCAAGTTTGGCGAGGATCGTGTACTCGCCGGAGACTACGGCAAGTATGATTTGCGCATGCCAGCACAAATTACTTTTGTCTCCATCCGAGGATTCATTGACATTGCACGCCATTGTAATTATCCAGATCGCGCAATCCGCATCATGGAAGGACTTGCGAGCGATATCGCATATCCACTTACGGCGTACAATGGAGATCTCCTCCAATTAATGGGTTCGTCACCCTCCGGAATCAACATGACAGTTTATTTGAATAGTAATGATAATTCGTTACTTTTACGTTCATTTTACTATCATGTGTATCCGAATGCAAAGCACACTTTCCGAGAAGTGTGTGCCATGGTTACCTATGGTGATGATTTCAAAGGTTCTGTTGCAGAACAATATCCTTTATTGAATCACATAGCGTACAGTCAATTCCTTGACGAACATGGCATTGTGTTGACCATGCCCGATAAAGAATCAACACCAACGGAATACATGAATGATGCTGACGCAGACTTTTTAAAGCGCAGTAACGTGTATATCCCTGAAATCGGCATGAAGCTTGGAGCTTTAGACGAGGACTCTATTTTTAAAAGTCTTCATACAGTCTTGAAATCCAAAGCGGTGACAACAACACAACAATCTATGAGCAACATTGAC